CCAGCGGACAACGCCGTTTTTGGAACCCCACCACTGATCGATTACGGCATCAGAGCTTGCATAGGTTCCGACCTGCTCGCAGTAGTTGTTTTCAACAATGTAGCCAGACGTTTTAACATTTAAAACAGATCCGCCATCAGAAAGAATATGGCACCTTGCAACCCTTGTTTTGATGCAGTTAAAGAAAAAGACTGCCTGCCTTGCGTAAGCCATAGCGCCTACGATTAGGCTTAGGTCGATCTTAAGACCCTCGACTGATATGTTTGCGTTTTGCGTTCCAGACAGTGATACGTTTTTATTGATGATTGCCCGCCTGGCCCCTCCGCTAAAATCTCCTGCAACAACCGTAGGCGGCAGTGCAGCCCATCTCAGCCATCCGCTACCGCAAAGGGTGGTGTTACTGCCAACACGCAATGCGGCGGTGAGCTTGTAAAAACTGGAGGTAAGTGGAATGTAGACCGATCCACCGCCTATCGAATCCACATAATCCAAGGCCGCTTGGATGGCTGCCGTATCGTCTGCCGTCCCGTCCCCTTTTGCTCCATAGACTGGTTCCAGGACCGACGCGGTGAAGCCCCTCAGGGCTTGAACAGACGCAGCGGTGGCTAGCCCCCAGCTTGGAGTGTCGAGTGGGCCAATAGGAACCCAACTCGAATTGGCCCCGTTGCGCTGCCTTAAGACGCCTGCGGTGGTGTCAGGCCAGAGCTGATGTGGAAATGTAACCGGCGGCTCTACTGGACCGCTGTTGCTGCTGGCAGCCGCTGCCAGTGCGGCATTGAGATCCGTACGGAAGCTGCTACCTTTTTGAGCAAGGATGTCGTAGTCGTGCTGAGGCATTGAGCTTTACCGTGCCGCGCTTTGTATCAGTCTAGGCTCGGAAAGCTGAGCGGCTCAGGCTTAGCTGTCTGATTACTCGATGAGAATGTTCATCGAGCCCAGATCAAACGTGCCCGTTCCCACGGTTGCCCTGATCATCCCGATGGCGCCGCTCAAAGCAATAGAGCCGCCGGAGGTAAAGTGGCCGCCAGTCCCAGAGCCAGTAACAAAAGATCCCGACGCGACCCAGGTATTCCCTGTGATGTTGGTGAACACAATTTGCCCGGTGCTAGTGAACCCAGCCTGATTAAAAACAGGCACACCGGTGCTAGATGTAGCTGAGTAGCTATTACCATCAAAAGGCGTGGAAAGAACCGAGTAGCCGTTAGCGTATCCACTGGTCGTAGGCGCAGACCCGACCCCTAGTTGAACCAGGATGTGAGCGTCTGTTGAAGTAGACACTCCGTTGAAGATCAGCGTTACTTTCTTTGCGCGACCTGGGATGCCCGTGAAGGTGACCGCCGTCCCGCTGGTGCTGTTTTGGACTGTGCCCAGAACTGGCGACGCTTCCACCACGGATGCAGCGGTGGCCAGGCCCAGATTGGGTGCGTCAATCGTGCCAAGAATAATCCAATCCGTGTTCGATGCGCTGCGTGCCTTCCAGAGCCCAGTCGTGGCATCCGGCCAGAGCATGAATGGGTAGGTCGCCGATGGCGCCGCGGCCCCGCTGTTGTTAGTGACAATCGCCGCTAGGGCATTGTTCAGGTCGGCAAGGAAGCTACTGCCTGAGGCATCCGCAATCAAATAGTCGTGTTGCGCCATTAAGTGACCTCTCGGCCAAACCCAATAGCAGTATAGTTAAACTGCCTGGCTACGGCTGCCCCTGCACTGTTCTTGAAGGTGATGCTAAACCCTGAACGTGTGATGCTTGCTGGGTCGATGACCCAGTAATCACCGGTTGCCATGTCGTACCCCGTGACGCCAACGCTTGGCACGGCATAGAACCGCTCGGCGAAGGCCACCGCGTAAGTGCTGGTGGGAGCCGACAGGGTGCCGGACTGCTCGATGCGCTGCTGCAGCTCCATGCCTGCACCCAGTTCGTCGATGAGGATGTTCTGCGCTAGGTCGTAGCTTCTGGCGACGACCTTGAACTGAAACCCCCAGCCGCGAACGATCCCGTTTGCCAGTTCGCGCCAGTCGGACCACTGCGGCACCGCATCAGGATCGCTCAGCGTGGAGCGCACCAGCAGAGCCGCATCGACATCACCGGCATCGGCACCGGCAATCGATGACCAGCTGCTCACCAGCCCAGGCCGGCTAGTGATCAGGTCAATCTGGTTTAAGGTGCGCGTGACAAATCGGCGCTGAATGTTCACATCAAACACGCCTCCAAATGAGTAAGTAGAGCCAAACTCGTATTCACCTCTTGCTACCACCGGCTGCGTTAGCGACGTGTCCACGCCAGCGATTGACGGCAACGCTGCAATGCTGGGATGCGAGCTGATTAAAGCGCCGCTCCCCAATACAAGTGCATCAAAATAAGGACTATAAAACATATCAATTCCATTGCCATTGAATGGCGGGCTTTCTGCGTCTTCCGCGTATGTCTTGATCAACAAGCGCGGCTGCGGCTGCGGCTGGTCGGCAACCACATAGGCGACCCTAGGGGATTGGCGCCCGCCGTCATCCTCAAACTTCAGTAGGTAGCTGCCCTCCAGTAGCGGAACCTGCTTCTGCACCTCGTTGCCAGCTGCGGCTTGCACAATGCTCGTTGCCTCCCCCCACGCTGGGGTATCGAGGCGTGGGCTGTGGCGGATCAGCACGCGACCGCCTACCCGCACGTCCAGGTCTGGTGCACGATCCCAGCTCAGGATTCCGCTGGCTCCATTGATCGGCAGCAGCGCCGCGCCGGCCACGTTTGCCGGCGCGGCCGTCTTGCCCGCGCAGTTGAACTGCACCTGAGCCGCTCGACTAAAAATGATGCCGGCCTTGGCCGACGCCACCAGGAGCTCGTAGACGCCCGCCTCTGTGTCGAGAATCTCGATGGATGGCGCGCTCACGAGGCGTTGCTCCCAGTTGCCTGGGCTGCGGCGATAGCTCACCTGGTAGGTACTGACGCCCGGCACCAAGCTCCAGCTCACCTGGAGCTTGGCTGCGACCCTGCTGCCGGCCTCGTAGAGCACCTCCACGCCGGTGAGGTTCTGCGGCGGGTCGGGTACGACGCCCAGGTCGCTAATGTCCCGCCGGGTCAGGGCTAGGCCCTGCTCCACGTGGTCGTATTTCCCTGGGTTGTGAGCCAGCGCAGTGATCGGATATCGCACCCCATCGGACTCCCCCACCGTCAGCACTCGCCAGAGCGAGGCCAGGATGTTGGAACTCTCAAAGATCCAGATCGAGTTGGGTTGCGGCGCCGAGCTGAACGCAGGCGACACCGCGACTACGCTGCCAGCGATCGACGCCACCGGGCGGGTCTCCACCGTGGCATTAGTCAGGATCACGCTCAGCGTGGGACTGCTGGCCATAGTGAGCCCCGTGGCGTCGTCCAGGGTGATTGCGGTGGTGGTAGCTGCTGCAATGGCTCCACCACGGCGAGACCCCGCCCTCAGGGGGTCGGCGACCTGGATGATCTGCCCAGGCCTCACGACGGCTCCGGCGGCGAGGTTGGAGGTGAATGCGATCACCTCACCTTCGTTTGCCTCGGAATAAAGGAGCCACTCCCCGAGCCGCCGGGCCTGGCCGCGGCTGGTGCAGGCGAACGCTTCAATCTCGGCCTTCACCACCCCATAGCGGGCAATGCCGGCGGCGTCTTCGACCACCTCAAAGCCCTGATCCCGCAAGTCGAGATCCTGATAGCGCACCACGGCCACAGTGGGCCGGGTTTTCAGGCTGCTGCTGCTGTAACTAAAGCCCTCGGGGCCGACATTCGCCAGGGTAAATGAAAACGACGGATCAGCCGGGCGGTCCTGAGAAATCGTGAGCGTACCAGTGGCCCAGTAGGGCATGCAACGCATCACAGAGCACAGATCGTTAATCAGCCGGTAAGCATCGTCAGCGGTCTGAATGTTGGCATTGCAGCTAAAGCGCGGCTCTGTCCCGCCGAACCCATCCGGCACCAGCGCCGAGGCGTACTGGGAGGCGGAATAGAATGCCCACTTGTCCAGCTTGCTGGCGTCAAGGTGATTGCCAAAGCCGAAACGGCGAGAGGTCAGCAATGCCCACAGGCACCAGGCTGGATCACTTGTCCACTGCGCGGCGCCGAATGTTCCATCCCACACGCCGGAGTAAACCAGTCGCCCGTTGGCGGGGTCAACCGTGGCGTTGCTGGGGATCCGCACTTTGACGCCCCGCTCCCTGGAGCTCCGCGAAGGGATCGATCCGTTGAACTGCTCGGCTTCGATTCTGTAGGCCCTTACCGCAGTATTCGGATAGGCCAGCTTGGCGTAGGTGATCGCTGAGAAGCTGGCCCAACTGAACGCATTGTTCAGCTTGGCGCTGGTGCTGTCAGGCGTGACCCGGCTCACCCGAATATCAACCGGGAACGGG